CTTATAAGCTCCAGCCACGATGAACGCGATAAGGAATTCTTCTTTGCTGGGTTCCGTGCCGCAACAAGACTCTGGGCGGAGGCAATGAAATGAGGAAGCTTAATCTTACAGGGCAGCGCTTCGGAAGGCTGGTAGTAATTAAAGAAGCAGGGCGCTCATCCGATGGGCGCGTGAGGTGGCTATGCAAATGTGATTGCGGAAATTATACGTCCACTCCAAGTACTAAAACACTGCGAAACAGAACCTGCAGAAGCTGTGGATGCATACAAGAAGAAAACAGACTGACTTGTAGAAAAATCGAAATGAAAGGACGCAGATTCGGTCAGCTTACTGTAATCGAAGAGGGAACGAAAACTGGAAAAGAAACTATGTGGGTTTGTGTTTGTGACTGCGGAAATAAAGTTACGGTGAACGGAAATAGCCTTCGACAAGGAAAAACTGTGAGCTGCGGATGTCATCGTAAGACGCTACTTGCAACTCATGGTCTCTACCAAACGAGATTGCATAGGATATGGAGAGGGATGAAACAACGATGCAGCAATCCAAATAAACAGCATTATGATCGATACGGAGGACGTGGTATCAAGGTATGTGATGAATGGGAGAATGACTTCCAAGCTTTCTATAACTGGGCAATGTCCAACGGATACCGCGATGATCTTACTATCGATCGCATAGATAATGATGGAGATTATGAACCATCAAACTGCCAGTGGATAACACAGGCTGAAAATACAAGCAAAGCTATAAGGAACAGGAAAAAATAATACACAGCAAAAGAGCTGTCCTGAACAAGGAGGCTCTTTTTTTGTAAGAAAGGAGGAAAGAATGGCAGAGGTTTTCAGGATCGAGATCCCGATTAGTGTCGAGGACCATACAGACCCAGGCGTCTCCCAGGCGACACGGAAAATTAATGGGTTTGATAGGGCGAACCAGAAGACGCAGGAAAGACTAAACCAGATGAATAGAACCAAATACCAGGTTGTTCTTGATGCACTGGATAGGGCATCGGGCATAATCGGCAAGGTATCGTCTAAAGCACGCAGCATAGCTGGCAAGACATTCAGCTTCACCATGAAAGTAATCGACATGGCAACCGCGCCACTGAGGGGGATATGGAATTTTGCTACCTCCATTCAGGGCGCAATACTCGGAGCAACCGGAGCGTTCGCGGGAATATACAAACCGATGGACATAGCTGGAGACTACGAACAAACCCAGATCGCGTTTGAGACCATGCTCAAGAGCGCTGAAAAGGCAGAGCAATTCCTGAAGGACGCGTCGGAATTTGCCAATAAGACGCCGTTCGAGTTCCCGGAACTGATAAACAGCAGTAAATTGCTCTTGGCGTTTGGTTTTGAGGCGGACAAAATCCTCGACTTAATGACCGTCATAGGAGACACATCAAGCGGTCTGGGAGCGGGAGCGGAAGGCATAGACAGAATAACTAGGGCTCTCGGCCAGATGCAGGCTAAAGGACGAGCGCAAGCAGAAGAGCTCCTGCAGCTTCAAGAGCTCGGTGTGCCGGCCAACCAGATACTGCAGGAGGAGCTCGGCCTAACCGGTGAACAGGTAGCAAATATCGGTAAAGAGAGCATCGAGGCTGCAAAGGTAATCGACGCATTGTTACGAGGCATGGACAAACGATTTGGCGGCATGATGGCCAACCAATCAAAGACTGCCAAGGGAATGATCTCGACACTCAAAGACACTCTTGAAAATTCACTTTTGAGACCATGGGGACAGGGGCTATGGGAAGGAGTAAAACCAGGGCTTGAAAAGATAACAACTTGGATAGACGAGAACCAAGAAACCATAGCAGCCTGGGGCGAGGCCTGGAAAAAGGCCGGAGCAAATATATCCAAATTGGTTACCTCAAAGGTGGAAGGCCTTCAGGACAGCATAAGAAGAATGGCGAACTCTCAGGAATGGAAGGATGCTCAGACATTCGGAGCCAAAATGAAGATAGCGTGGGAGCAGGTCATAGCGCAGCCGTTCAATGAGTGGTGGAATTCGACCGGTAAAGTATGGATTGCCGACAAAGCGAGCAAAATCGGAACGGGAATAGGGAGTGCTATCACTTTTGGCATTCTTGCTTTATTGAGTGTTGACGTTAAAGGTGCCGCGGCCGACGGAGCAAGCATCGGTGCTTCTTTCGCAGAAGGATTCAAGGTAGGCTTTGATGGCAGAAAGGTAGGGGAAGGCATTCTAAGTGCCATAAAAGGGGTATTCAAGGACGCAGGAACGTTGTTTCCAGGTGGGAAAGAAGCGAGTTCGACTAGCTGGATATCCGCTGGCCTATTGACCCTTATGGGAATCAAAGGCTCCAAGGCAATAGGAACCATATTTAAGGGCGGCAAAGGCATTTACAACTATGGCAAAGGATTACTTAAAGGTTCAAATGCCGCAGATGCTGCAATATATGCAACCAAGGCGGTCGGAGCAGCTACAGGGCCATTAGATAATGCTGCCGACATAGCAAAGTCAACAGCACACCTGAAGGATGCTGCCGGTTCGTTTAGAACCGCAGCCAATGCTTCAAAAGAGGCAGAGAAGGCCGTAAAGACTGCAGAAGTGTTAAAGGCCGCCAAGCAGGCAGACCTTGAAAAAAGTGCGAGGTTACTAAAGGAACTGAAAAAAGAAGCGGCAAAATTCGGGGACGATATACCAAAAGGACTCTCAGGCAAAATAAAAGCAGCTGATAAGGCCGTTACCAAAGGCCGAGTTGACGTGAAAAAAGCGGCGTCACATCTTGACGACATGGTAAACATGAAAAGCTTTAAAGCATTAGAATATGCAAACGCGAGAGAAGGATTTGCTATTGCAAGAGATGTTGCAAACGCAGCTAAAGCAACAAACCAGGTAGGGGGCGCGGCCAGTAGCACGGGCATATTCAGCAAAATAACAGGATGGCTCGGCAAAAACAGTGACAATGCTTTAATAGCAGGAAGCCAAGCTGCAGGAAAAGGAATCAAGGGAATACCTGTATTAGGTACGCTTCTTGGATTAACAGCAAGCGGAGCAGTGGTGGCTTCTGCAGCTCCAGAAAACAGAGGTAGAGCAGTTGCAGGAGAAGCAGGAAGCTGGTTAGGTGCCATAGGCGCCGGAGCTGGAGCTGGCGCTTTGGTAGGTACCCTTGGAGGCGGGCCAATAGGAACTGTAGCCGGTTCCATTGCCGGTGGCATTGGAGGAGCTATCGGCGGGGAAGCATTCGCCGAGTGGCTATACGACCAGAAAGACGCTATCGGGGGCTTTTTCAGCAACACGCTGCCATCGTTAGCTGGAAGCGCATGGGATGCTCTTAAAATGGGAGCCTCTGACGCTGGCACATGGATAGCCGACAAGTGGAGCGGGTTCAGCGATTGGCTTGGCACTTCGGTCTGGACGCCGACAAAGGACATCGGTATATCAGCCGCTAACATTACGGCAGGGGCGTGGAGCGAAGGGAAAGACTGGGTAACTGATAAATGGGGCGACTTCTCGAATTGGTTTGATGAAAATGCATGGAAGCCAGTAAGCGATTCAGCGCAAGCGGCGGGTGAATGGTCAGGCCAGAAATGGGATGAGGCCAGAGCGTGGATCGGAGGCAAATGGGCAGACTTTTCTTCCTGGCTTGATGAGTCCGCATGGACCCCGGCGAGCGACGCAGCACAGGTAGCTGGCCAGCGAGTAAGCAGCCACTGGAACGACGCCAGAGCATGGGTAGAAGAACGATGGTCTGACTTTTCCGGATGGTTCGAAGGCAGCATATGGGGACCGGTCAAGACAGGAGCTCAGGCTGCAGGTGCCTGGGTAAGCGAGCGTTGGAGCGCGGCAAAAACCTGGATAAACGAAGCCTGGGGAACTGTTTCCGGATGGTTTTCAGACACGGTCTGGGAGCCGATAAAAGGTTCTGCACAGACAGCCGGCGCGTGGCTGGGGGACCAATTCACGGAAGCCAAAAACGCTGTAAGCAATGTTTGGAGCGGGGTGGCCGGATGGTTCGAAACTAATGTATGGGGACCGATTAAATCCGGAGCCAGTGCTGCCTGGGAATGGGTAGGAGGCAAACTCGGCGGCATAGGCGAGTGGATCGGTGATAAATGGACGAGCTTCAAAGATTGGCTTGGAGGATTGGGACAGAAGGGATCCGCTGTGACAGGTCTACAAACAAGCCAAAACAAAAGCAGCGTACTCCAACATGCTTACGGCGGCATAATGACCAAACCGCACATGGGCATCGTAGCCGAGGCGGGGCCAGAAGCTATTATCCCACTGAGCCCGAGCAAGAGAAGCGGGGCATTGAGTTTGTGGCAACAAACAGGTCAGATGCTTGGAGTTACCCCTCACGCAGACGGCGGCATATTTGGGAAACTAAAAAGCGCCGGGAACGTGGTAAAGGAGTTTGCCGGAGACAAGATTTCGGCCATAGGTACCACTGCAAAAAAGGCGTGGGGCTCGATTAAGACGGTTTTTTCCACAGACAAGGCATCTGCTGCTGGCAATACCACTGAAAGCATTGCCATTGGTCTTGAATCTACAAGAAGAGGCCAGGAAAATGCAGTTAAGTCAATTTACAAACCTTATCAGAAAAAGATTGCCTCGATCACATCGCCCGACATTGGCGAATATGAAAAAGCGCGAGAAATAGCTCACATGGCCAAGAATTTAAATAGGAGATTTGGCAAAGCAACAAAAATCGCTTCGAGGGTGGCGATACCATTATCGCTGATTGCATCTGTTACCGAAATCATAGGGTTAGAGGACAAAAAGCGAGCCATTGTAAAAGAACTCGGCTCCGTTTTAGGCGCAGTAGGAGTCAGCGCTCTGGTTGGGGCCGGGACTGGCGCACTTGTTGGAGCTGGCGTTCTTTCCCCGGTGACAGCATTAATCGGATCGATAATTGGAGCTGGAGCTGGCGCATTCGGTGGCCAGGCAGTGGCGAATAAGCTCTATGACCGTTTTGCTTTCCATGCCGAAGGCGGCATAATGACCAAACCGCACATGGGCATCGTAGCCGAGGACGGTGCTGAAGGGATTATCCCACTGAGCCCAAGCAAGAGAAGCCGAGGGATAGACCTGTGGCAAAGAACTGGAGAAATTCTCGGTGTGCGGCCATACGAAGACGGCGGCATAGTAGGAGACGAACAGGAGCCACGACCAAAAGGAGTACCTACAAGCAGAGGCGGCCAGAACATCACAATCAAGGTGGAGGTAAAAGCGGAGCCCAGATTCACAATTGAGGGCAACGGAGACACCACTGATGAAAACAAAGTGCTGGCTGTTTTAAAGACTTATATTCGGGAAATGACAGACGATATTGGGGATGAACTCGCAGAGAGACTGGCTCGAATTTTCGCAAATATGCCGATGAAGGGAGGAGCTGAGGCATAATGAATATATACTTCACGGAAATAGAAACTGGCGCAAGGCTTACGCTTTCCATGCTCCCTGAAAAAGCAAAGCGCAAAGGAGATGCGCAGTTTCAAACCTACGACATTATAAACGTCGGGGAGGTTAAGATTCCAAAAGGCACAAACCTGTTGACGTTTTCGTGGAACGGGACCCTCCCTGGCAAAAGCCGTAGGAATGCCAGCTACGTAAAAAAGCAATACTGGCACAGCCCAGAAGAGATTCAGAATATATGGGAAAGGTGGAGAGCAAACGGAACCAAGCTACGGCTCATGGTAACCGAAACACCAATCAACCACGACGTGTATCTGGACAGCTACACGACAGAGGCTACCGGAGGGAACGGCGACTATGAGTACAGCATTAGCTTTGTAGAAGCCAAACCGGTAGAGGTTTATACCGTCAACGAACTGAGCATAAAACCGAGCACAAAAACCAACAGCACAACGACCAGGCCACCGGCTGCTAAGGCTGCAGCTAAAACCTACACCGTAAAAAGCGGAGACAGCCTGTGGAAGATAGCGCAGCAGACTCTTGGGAAGGGCGGGCGATATATGGAAATTTATAATCTCAACACAGACAAAATCAAGAACCCCAACCTTATATACCCAGGGCAAGTGCTGACGCTGCCCAGTTAGGAGGTGGCCGCCACGATAGACATTAGAAGACTAAAATACAAGTTAATTCTCGTAACGGCCACCGGCAAGCAGCTGGACATCACACAAGCAGCCGAAAGCCTCGGCTGGGAAGAAGGCGACGCAGAACTGGCAATGCGCATAGGGTTTACATTGCACAATACCAAATACGGAGGAAGCCAACTATCAAGCCTTGCGCAACCAGGATGCGTGGTGGTCGTTGTAGCTGACTGGGGCACCAGCAGCGAAGAAGTGGCCAGAGGAAGCATCCAAGAATGGGAACCAGGTCATATAGGGAGCGGCTCAACTATAGTGGATTTGTTGGCGTATGACGAGCTTTTCAACCTTCAGCAGAGCCAGGATAACCGATACTACTCTGCGGGCACGGGAACAAAGGCAGCTATAACCGATATATTTAACGACTGGGGAGTGCCGGTAGAAAAGTACGATGGTCCGGATGTAGCTCATGCGAAAACGCCATTTAAGAACGAATACCTGAGCAATATACTTCTGCAACTGTTGGACGACGCAGCTAAAAAAGGCGCTGCCAAGTGCATTATAAGAGCCAGCAAAGGAAAGGTCAGTGTAATACCAAAGGGCAGCAACAAAACAATATACCACTTCGATGAAGATACCAACGCCACACTTACCAGAGACAAAATAAGTACCGTGGATCTAGTGACAAGAGTGAAGATAGTGGGAAAAGAGGACAGCGAAGGGAGGCAGCCGGTAGAAGCTGTAGTAGATGGATTAACCCAACACGGAATCAGACAAAGGATACAAAACCGAGCTGAAGACGACTCGCTGGATACAGCCAAATCAGCTGCCCAACAAATATTGGATGAGCAAGGGAAGCCATCCAGGACAATCGTGCTCGAAGGTCCGGACGTTCCGGTTATCCGCAAAGGAGATAAGATCCACGCCAAAGCAGGGACGCTTAATGGATATTACGTCACCAAATCGGTACGGCACGATGCAGCCACCCGTAGCATGACGATGGAATTAGAACCTGAAGAAGCAAAAGCATAAGGGGGCGAGAGCATGAACCCATCATCAGGAAATCCAGGGATAAACAAACTCGGAAAAGTACTGCAGCAGCGCATGAGGGAAACAAATGCATCGCCCCTCGTGCTTGATTTTGGAGCAATCCAGGGGGACTATAGCCTGTTGACCAATACCTATCCAATACCGATACCGAAAACAGACTACTTGGTATGCCGGCAGCTGACCATTGGAGAAACGGGCAGCAAGCTCACAGTAAGTGCAACAGACGGAAGCCATGACGTTTATAGCGACCCTTACCCAGAGCCGGGATACACCCATGTAGGAATAGGGGAAAATCATGAGCACGACGTGCTCATACCGGAAAAAATGCGGTGGTTAAAACCGGGAGACCGCGTTCTGGTGGCCTGGGTGCAGAACGACGCCGTGGTAATTGATGTCGTTCTACCAGCAACAAAGATAGGAGGATAACCGTTATGGCAGAAAAAACATTATTTCCCGTCTTTGACGTTCCAGAAATACCAACCCCCACTCCAGCCGAGGAGCAGAAGTACAAACCCAGTGTCTACTTCGACTACGAACTGGGCGATTTTAAGCGAGACGGAGCCAATAAGATGGTTGTTGCTGACGGACGGGAAGCATGGAGGCAATGGTGCATAAAAACCGTGCAGACTGAGAGGCTCGCCTTCCTCTCGTACAGCAGCGACACCGGCGTGGAGCTTTATGAAGCATTCAAACAGGCGGATAAGGAAGCGGTAGAATCGGCGCTGGAGCGCACCATCACGGAGGCGCTCATGGTAAACCCCAGGACGGAATATGTCCGGGGTTTTGAATTTACCTGGGACAGCGATGGCCTGCATTGCGAGTTTATCGTAAAAGGCAAGGAGTGGGAGGAGCAGCGTATCGATGTAATTTTACAGACGTAAGGAGGTGGAA